TTTATTGCCTCTTTTATATATCGTTAATTGATGTTGTATGAGCATTTTAAGTACTCACTATATACTGTCAACTACTTATTTACCTATATTCCAACATTGAATAAAAACAATTCTTTTATAACTTTCAGATTTCCGTTGCATTCGGTCCAGGTCCTCAGTAAGGATTGATTGATGTGGGTACTTCAATCTCTTTTACTCACAACTAAACTCTCAGCGGAATGAGAATCTAAATAATAATCATTCGTATCTATGTCTTAATGCGAATGATAATCATTTCCGATTGCGAATGAGAATCATTTACAGAGGGGTCGGGGGGCCTGGATTGTGAATCATAGTCTTTATGTAGCAACACTCATACTTGAGGGCGGATATAGCTAATTCACTATCTAAATAAAGCTAATTCATAAAACAAATAACTAAATCGGTTACAAATTAGAGACATACAGAAAACTAACCTAAATCTTTGATATACATAAGAAAAGTAGCGTATGGGTAATGGTATTCAAAAAAGGGCCCAGTAATGAGAACAGATAGCCTCTCTAAGAGGCGTATACATCTTAGATAAGATATATCTTATCTTATCTATATTACTCTCTATAAGAGTAATATATCTTATCTTTAAGATGATTATATTACCTGTCTACGTTAAAACTCCGACAGGTGAATGTTTCCTTAAAGGGAAACTGAACCACACTTCAATAGACCTAGAATATAAAGGTTGACAAACCTTTAAGTTTCGTGTAAACTATAGTAACGATGCGTATAAATTTCTATTTACCTTTCAAAGAGGACAACTTATGGCATATTTTTCGGGTTCTTTGTTGAATCCCCAGGTTCCTGGAGGGAAGGATAATAGAAATAAAACGCCATTTGACCAATACTTTCCAGATATGTCTCGACCTGCTCCACAAGCAGGGCAAATGTCTGCGCCTCGCAACGAGGCATTTCAACTTCCACCTATTCTAAATCCTTCTGCTTCTTACAGGGCTTTTGCTGAACCTAAAGTAACAAGCCCCTACATGGGGTTTATTAAAAATTTAAGAAAAGGATTTTCGTCCCCGTCTGCAATGTATATGAGGTAATACTATGGAACCGTTAAGTGTGATGGCTGCGTTAAGCGTAGCTAATAAGGCATTTAATGGGGTTTCCAGGATGGTCAGCAAGGGGAAGGAAATTGAATCGACCCTAGGGCAGTTAGGAAAGTGGTTTGAAGCGTTAGCAGATGTTAATGCAGCTACAGAACGAAGCAAGAATCCTCCGCTATTCAAGAAGATAGCGGGAAGTAAATCAATCGAGAAAGAAGCCCTCGATTGTGTAATAGCAAAACAAAAGATGTACCAGCAGAGGAAAGAGCTGAGAGAGCTTATTCTCTACTCTTACGGCAAGGATGTCTGGGACGATTTACTAGCTACAGAGAAGCAAATAAGGACAGAACGAAAGAATCAAGTACACCGAAGACTGGAATTTAAACAGAAAGTAATTGATTTTGCATTAATTATTTTCGGTAGTTTAAGTATTATCAGTATACTTACGGGGACAATCTGGATTATCTCGCAAGGAGGTAATTAATGATTCTAGTATTCATGCTCACTACGTTTATCAACGGTGAGCCTCAACCAGAAAAAAGCTATTGGTATAATATCAATAGATGTCAATATTTCGCTAGAAGCCTTAGAAGGCAGAACTACTGGTTAAGCCAGAAATACCGTCAGAATGAGGTAGGAGCAACCTGTACGCCTGTACACGTTAACGATGAAGTAACTAAGGTTTGGTGGTAATAAGGAATGAGTGTTGTCTTTCACAGCTCTGCTGCTAAAAAAGTTAAAGAGATTTTACAGGAAGATTCGGAAATCCCAGAAGATATTTCTTTACGGGTTTTTATACAGGGAGGAGGTTGTTCCGGGTTTCAATACGGATTTACTTTCGATAACCAAAAAGAAGATGACGAGACTGTTACTACCGATGGTATTACTTTAGTCGTAGACCCTTTGAGTCTACAGTATTTAGAAGGTGCTGAAATTGACTATTCTTCCGACCACTTCTCGTCACAGTTTACTATCAGGAATCCGAATGCGCAAACAACGTGTGGATGTGGAAGTTCTTTTGCAGTATAAAAAATGAAAGTAGAAACAAATTTTTCATACACTTACGATACCAAAAAGAGGATACAACCTACAGTGGCAATAAACTGGACATTATACCCCAATTTTAAGGAAGACGAGTTTAAGTGTTCGGCTACGAATGAATGTAAGATGGAACCTAAGTTTCTAGAAGCTATACAGATACTTAGAAGACATTTTGAAAAACCCTTAAAAATATCCAGTGGTTATAGAGATGCCAAGTTCCACCCCGTAGAAAGCACAAAGCCCCAACCAGGGGTACACAGTTACGGACTGGCAGCAGACATACTACTTTCACACGGGTTAGCTTACGATTTACTGAATATGGCACTATCTCTTAAATTATTTACGGGAATAGGAATACAACAGAAAGGACACCCTGGACATAGGTTTATTCATTTAGACATAGCTACTCCGAAGAATTATCGACAAGACGTAATACGACCCACAGTCTGGAGTTACTAGTATGAATGAGTGGCCTAAAGAAGTTCCCGATATAGAAACACAAGAAAGAGAAATAGAAACTCAAAGAAAAGATATCCGCGACCAAATGAAAGAAACGGACAAACAAACAGAACAACTGTTAGACAGTGATTACTTTTTATTCTTCGGTGAGGCAAACAAATGACTAAAGAAAGAAAATATAGTTACGGTGGTAAAAAGAACCTTACTTTAAGAGAATATGTAAACGAAAAACATTACCGTGACGATAAAAAACCAGACCCTAACCGAAAAGAACAATCACTAAAAGAATATATAAATAAAAAACATTACGAAGGACTTTAATTTATGTTTCAACTGTTAATAGGCCCGATAGCCAAGATTGCCTCCACTTGGATGGAAGGCAAGGTTAAGAAAGCGGAAGCGAAGACCCGTATGAAAATAGCAGAAGCAGAAGCGAAAGCCGTTATCATGGAAAAGAAAGTCACAGGGGAAATAGATTGGGATATTGAAATGGCTAAATCCAGTGATAGCTCGTGGAAAGACGAGTGGCTTACTGTGATTTTCACTATCCCGTTAATCATGTTGATGTTCGGGGAACACGAAAAAGTACACGAATTTTTTATTGTTCTGGAAAGAGCACCAGACTGGTATCAGTATCTTTTAGGAACGATAGTAGCTGCATCTTTTGGGTTTAGAGGTGCTGCCAAGTTTATGGGTAAAAAATAAGTGAGCATTGAAAACGCAATGCGAAGAGCTGCTGTTCTTAATGACCTTGGTACTTTAGAAAATCCAGGAGATATGAGCGCATTACCTCCGACTATGACGATGCGTGCAGGAGAAGTATTAACGGATTATCTCAGTGGTTTACGAAAGCCTTTCCCAGAAGATACAGGATATGGCGGTCAGTACGGTCAGATTGATGCGTTAAGAGCAATAGGCGACTTCTTCTTAGAACCGTCAGAGCAAATGGCAGGAGAAATGGTAGAGGGCAATCCCTATGCGGTGTTTGATACCAGAGCAGGAAGGCAATGGATGAACCCTGCATTATTAGAAGCATTAGGGTTAGCACCTTTTGGTGCAGTAGCAAAAGCTCCTGGTACTTTAATTCCAGGGGGGATGTTTGCTGCAAGCAAAGCTCTTGAACGTAATTTAGGTGTGTCGAAAGCAGGACAAGGTGATGATTTTAACTTTAGTGATTTCTTACTTGCCCTCGGTTTAGGTAATGACCCTAGAACATCTGTATTGGGAGTTATAGAAGGCAAAAGTTTTCCAAAAAAACTAACAGAACGTACTAAAGTAGATGCGTATAATCCTGATAAAGCAGGGACAAATGTAGCCGTTATTCCAAAGAAAAAAGGAACTTCAGGTTTAACTTTAGAAGGTCAAGAAATTAGGCGGTTAAATAATGAAATAGCAAGAACAAGAAAAAAAGTTAAAGACGCAGAAAAAGCTAACAACCAACAACTTGTAACTGAAAACACACAACTTGAACTACAGCTTACAAACCAAAAAAAGAATTATTTAGCAGAGTTAGGAAAACAATACGAAGGTAAAGTTTATTTTTGGGAAGGCGATAAATTTTTAGATATGCAAAGTGGGCAAGATATAGGGGAATCTATAGTAGACGGGGTAAATATAGGCGTAGATAGAAGCGGAATGATTGTAGACAAAAAAGCTCCTGCAAAAGTATTTATGACTGTCGGAGAAGGAATAACAGAGCCAGGAAGTACACGACTTACTGGTTTTAAAAAAACAAACAAAGAAAATTCTGTAATAGCTACTAATTTAAGAGTCCGAAGTCACTTTGAGTGGACTGATATAAAAGGTGAGCGTATTAAACCGCCCCAAGGTATGGAAGACCAAAAAATAGTTTCTGTTGCTGTTGGCGATAAACATTATTATACGATTGATTTAAAACAACAAGGTCCAACCTACCTACTAAAAGAAGGCGTAGACGCTCAAAAACTACAAAAAGGCTCTGTGAGAGGAGCTAGAGGAGATGCTACAGATAATCCGCATTTAAAAACAGTGCAAGTAGGAGATATTTATCTTAATAATTCTGAAAATAACATTATAGGTTATGTTATAACTAAAACTGATAAAAATAAAGTTGCTCACCCAGTATACAAGAAAATCCATACTGTAGGCAACCAAATGCCAGACGTAAATTAATGGCAGGTAAAAGAGGATTATAGAATGGCACTAGGATATGATGACTTAAGTTTAGGAAGAGGAAGAGGAAGAAGCCCTGCTGATATAGCAAGACGAAGGGCTTTACTTGAAAGAGCGTATGAAGGTGCTATGCGTGAGGAGCCTCAGGAGGAGAAGTTTGATGCGGGTATTTTTGATAGGGATGCCCAAGAGAGTGCGAGGCGTAGAGCAGCCTTTGAGCAGAGTATGGATATTTACAACCCCCAAAAAGCTCTCCCACACAAACCTTCTATAGTCTTATCAGAAGAAGCTGTAAATAAACAGCTTAGTCCTTGGACACATACAAATATATTTAGAGACCTCTTTCCTAGCGAAGATAACAAAACAAATGTAGAAAAAATTGTAGAAAGGTTTTCTCCACCTAGTGCGAAGTCTATTATTTCTAAAGACCGCCCCACTGCAGAGCGTGAGGTGGGCGGTAGCTCTTCTGATAGCAACTATTTCGCAGGTGGCGAAGTACCCTACAGTGTCTTGCGGTTTTTGGAAGAAAAGTCAGAGCCTGTTTCTAATATGCGTAGGTTTGACGGTTCTCTTAAGAATAACCGTGGTTTTTTAGGGCAGGTAAAAAATAAAATAACAGATAGGACAATGACCGAGTTATCTATTAGTACAGATGACTGGGTCGATGATACGGGTACTCCTATTAGCTTTCCATCAATGGTTCCAACTCTTACAAAAGAGGAAATAAATAACTTAGCGGAAAATAATTATGAAGGCCGAGCTTCCGACATACCTTTAAAAATTCGACAAAAAGCACTAGCGCACGCTAAAGAAAGAGTTGCTCAAGGATTAGACCCGTTTTATCAAGATGGAGAAGAACAAATAAATGACATATATTCTGGTTTAGTGCGGGCAGAAACAGGGGGGCATGAAGACCCTTGGATACGAACTGAACTCATTGTTCCAGAAGGTTCTTCTGCTTTCGGCCCGCTACAGATTACAAGAGGCTTGCTTAAAAGTCATATTGACAGGGGTACGTTAGCTTTAAATGAAGAAGAGGCAGAGTTTGCGGAGCATTGGTTAGCAGAGTCAAGCAAAATGCTTGAGTATGGTTATAATAAGCACGCCACAGAGCTAAGTAGAGAAGAATGGGAAAATAAAGTTGGTAAAGATAACTTAGCAAAATATGATTATGGAAAGGCGGGTGCTGTCATTAGAAACGATAGAGATAAAAAACTTTATGAAAGTATAGGTAAAAAGTTAATGATACTGGAGGGGGCTTTAGAAAAAACCCAAGAGGAATTTTTAGAAACTTGGAGAGGGGAAGTTCCAAACTCTGGTTATACAGATAGATATGTAGACGCAAGTGGTAAAAACTCTTTTCTAAGTAATCTTTTCGATACTGATGTAGAGAAATTAAAGAATGCCTTGACTTACGACCAGTCTTACGACTATTTATTGGGGCCGTAAGTGGCAGGTAAAAGAGGAAATCCTGCACTCCGTAAAGGAGGCCCATCACTTAACCCTAACGGCAGGACAAAAGGGTCTAAGAACAAATTAACACTCATGCAGAACGGGTTAATAGACCAGTTTGCAGGAGAAATGAACAAAGAGTTCAAGGCGGTAATCCGCACAGTAATTCGGGAAGCCAAGGGCGGTGATATGACCGCAGCTAGGCTTCTACTCGATAGGGCTATTCCAGCCCGAAAAGCCGTAGAACATTACGGTGCTCAAGATGGTAATAACATTGTGATTAACATTAAAGGGCTTGAAGATATTAATTTAAGTAGTGACGAATCAATAGACGCAGATTTTGAGGAGATAAATGATGGCGAAAATGAACTACAATCAGTGCAGTGATGCAGCTAACCAAGGTAAATCAGGTGGCGTAAACAACCAGGGCGGAACGGTTTCTGCACAAGTACATTCCGCAGCAAGCATAGCACCTGCTTCTAACATACCGCCCAAAGGGACTTCTAACGGAGGTAAGTAGCTGTGGGAAAGAAGAAAAAAGGTAAACCATCCTACTAAATGGCTACAGAACTTAACTTTACACTACACCCCGCACAACAGGAGATATTTAAATCACCAAAAAGGTTCAAGGTTGTAGGAGCAGGTAGACGGTTTGGTAAATCCTATCTTGCCAGAGTAAAGTTAATTGTAGAAGCACTTAAATCAACTAACGAATATGGTTATGACTTAACGGATAAAGCGTGTTACTACATCGCTCCGACATTTAACCAAGCAAAAGACATTATGTGGCAGTCGTTAAAACAAATGGCTGCTCCTATCACAAAAAAGATACGGGAGAATGAGTGCATACTCACCTTATCCAACGATAGACAGATACATCTTAAAGGCTCAGACCGTCCAGAATCACTTCGAGGCGTAGGATTATCGTATGTAGTGATGGACGAGTATGCTTTTATGAAGGAAGAGGTTTGGACAGCCATAATTCGTCCTACATTAGCAGATGTAAGAGGTGGAGCCTTATTTATAGGCACTCCAAACGGAAAAAACCACTTCTATGACCTGTTTTTAACGGCAGATAACGATGAAGAAGGTAGTGATTGGGACGCTTGGACGTTTAAATCGCTAGATAATCCGTTTTTAGACCCCAAAGAAGTCCTGTTAGCAACTAAAGATATGCCGATTGAGTTTGTTAAACAGGAATTTGAGGCAAACTTTTCTTCTTTCGGAGGCACTGTCTTCAAAGAAGATATGTTTTTAGTAGAAAATCGGGATACTTACGGTTCAGATATTTATATGACTGTAGACCCCGCAGGATACGAAGACGTAAAAGGTGTTGCTCAGGGCAAAATCAAAAGTTTGGACGAAACAGCTATCTCAGTTGTAGAAGTTACAGACGAAGGGTGGCACGTTTTTGACGTAATTACGGGTAGATGGAATGTAAGGGAAACGGCAGTGCGTATTCTGCGTACCGCGCAAAAGTATCGCCCCAGAGCAGTAGGTATAGAGCGAGGAGCACTAAAAAATGCGCTTATGCCATATCTCAGCGATAACATGAGGCGGTTAAATGTGTTTCCGTATATCACGGAGTTAACTCACGGAAACCAAAAAAAGTACGACCGCATTGTTTGGGCATTGCAAGGACGTATGGAGCAAGGCCGCCTTACATTCCAAAAAGGGGACTACTTAGATAAATTATTTGACCAGTTATTAGATTTTCCTAATCCTTTAGCTCACGATGATATGATAGATAGCCTTGCTTACATAGACCAAATAGCGGTAGCTAATTATCATATGGGACAAGATATAGGGCAATCAGATTGGGAACCAATGGACTCTATAAGCGGAATGTAACACAGGACTTATCATGGCAAAAGCAAGTATAGTAGAACCTATTTCGAGTTATGTTCAATCGGATTCGGATAGTGTTATCTATGATTCCGACCTTACGGGGTGGATAATAGAGAAATGTGAAAAGTGGGAGGACGCAAGAAACTCCCAACATAAACAAAGGTGGCACGAATACTATCGTCTTTGGAGAGGACAACATCACGGGCCAGAAGATAAAATAAGACATTACGAAAGGTCTAAGCTAATTGCACCAGCTCTACAACAAGCAATAGAAGCTGGTGTTTCTGAAATGGAAGAAACGGTCTTCCACAGGAAAAGGTGGTTTGATTTAGAGGATGATGTTCGGGAGCGTGTATTTGAACAAGTAATAAAAGAAAATGCACAGCAAATACCTCCAGAGCAATTACAACAAATTGCACAGAATGTAGATACTCGGCTAGGCCAGATAACAGACCAGCTTATAGAAGATTTTGATACAAGAAATGTAAATAAGGCAATCTCTGAAATATTATTAAACGCTGCCTTATATGGTACGGGTATAGGTAAGATAGCAGTAGAACAAAAGCCAAGAAGAGTTCCGGTTACAGGTTCTACTGGAACAACTTCCGATGTAATGGTAGAAGACGATATTCACGTTACACTTGTACCCGTAGACCCAAACGAATTTTTGATAGATATCGCTGCTAAAAATTTAGACGAAGCTCTGGGGGCTGCCCACGTTTATACAGTTCCAAGACATGAAATATTACAGAAACAAGCTAGAGGTATTTATAACGATACGCCTGTAGGATTTTATAACCAAGACGAAAACGAACACGCTATCCTTGATATAACAGAAAAAAATTATGAAACGGTAGAACACGTTGAAGTATTAGAATATCACGGGCTTGTGCCTAAGACCTTCTTTGAAGAAGCGTCTAGTGTACCAGACCCGCTTGCGGAGTTTGCAGAAGAAAATAGCAACATTGAGTATGACGATGCGGCTGATATGGTAGAAGCGATTGTCTGGATTGCTAATCGTGGAACATTGCTTAAAGTGGTTCGTAACCCTTTTATTATGCAAGACAGGTCTTTTGTTGCTTTTCAGTGGGATACAGTACCTAATAGATTTTGGGGTAGAGGTATTGCTGAAAAAGGCTATAACCCACAGAAAGCTCTTGATGCAGAATTACGGGCAAGGATAGACGCTTTAGCTCTGGCTACCTACCCCGTAATGCTAGTTAACGGTATGATGGCTCCCAGAGGTAGCGACTTTAATATACGTCCTGGACGTAATATTGTAGTTTCTGGCCCTGTTAATGAGGCTGTTGCACCGTTTAAGTTTCCTGGCCCTGATGCGCAAAGCTATCGGCAAACCGCAGAGTTTGAGCGTATGGTCACTATGGCTACAGGTTCGATGGATACCGCTGCCCCGTTAGGAGTTAATCCTAGAAACGAAACAGCAGGTGGTATGTCCATGATGATGGGCGCACTATTAAAACGAGCTAAACGCACACTCCGAAACATGGAGTATGAGTTTCTTACGCCACTAATCCACAAGATTGCTTGGCGGTATATGCAGTTTGATACGGAGCGTTATCCCGTAGCAGACTATAAGTTTAAAGTTCACGGTGCATTAGGAGCACAGGCGAGAGAGTTTGAAGTAGCTCAACTTACCCAGTTACTACAGACAACTCCTCCAGGTTCCCCTGCTTATTGGATAATATTAAAAGGAGTGTTAAAGAACTACAATGTGGAAGATAAAGAACAACTTATGCAAATTATGGATTCTTTTCTGGAACAAGCTCTTAATCCTCCAGAACCACAACCTGATTTCGACCAGCAAGTTAAGATTGCAGACCAGCAAAGGAAGACTCAAGAGTTGCAGTTTAATGTACAGAAATCTGCTAGGGATGGTGTACGAAAGGATATGGAGATGGAAGCTGAAGCTGAGAGAGATAGAGGCGAGGCTATATGGAACCAGTCAGAAGCTATGCTCAATCTTGAAAAAGCTAAGACTGAGCGAGTTAAAGCAGAGAACGATGGAGTTCTTAAACAAGCTCAAGCTGCTAATGCCTTGGTAGGTGAGAACGGTTCTCCAGCCGAATATCTCGCTTTAGTAGATGCGTTAAAGGCTTCGTTTTCTGACGTAACTAATACGGCAGTGAATCGAATAAATACTACGTTAGGAGACAGTATACAACATCTAACTAATAGACAACAGATGTTTAATACAGGCTCTGCTGATATAAATCCTATAAACGCTAAGCTAGACCAGATATTAAAACAACAGGGAGAGTCTCCTGATTTGAATATATCCAGAGATGCTGATGGTAGGGTATCTGCGATAGGTGGTAGACCTGTCTCTAGAGACCCCAACGGGCGGCTTAGAGGCGTTGAATAGTGGCAAGTACCTATACTACTAACCTAACCCTAGAAAAGCCTGGTATAGGCGAACAGGACGGTGATTGGGGAGCTACCTTAAATAGTAACTTTGATACGATAGATACTGCTGTAGACGCAAAGGCTTCTAAGACAGGTTCAGAAACATTAACAAATAAAACAATAGATGTAGATAATAACACTGTTTCTAATATAGAAGTAGATAATTTAAAGTCTGGTGTATTAGATACAGACTTATCTTCGGTATCTGGCAGTGACGATACGCTCGCTTCTGCAAAATCAATTAAAAGTTATGTAGATACCCAGATAGCTACAGAAGATACGTTAACAGAGCTTAACGATACTAGTATATCTAGCCCTGCTGCAGGGCATTTAATTATATATGATAATACAGCAAGCCATTGGGAAAACGCTACGTTAACTGCGGGTAGTAATGTAAGTATTACTAATGGGGATGGGGCTATTACGATAGCCTCTACGGATACAAATACGCAGTTATCGCAAGAACAGGTAGAAGATTATGTAGGAGGTATGTTAGACGGAGATGAAACTTTTATATCAGTTTCCTACGATGATACGGACGGTAATATAGATTTTACTGTTCCCGTTAAAGACGAAGATGCTATGGGTTCTGACAGCGCTACACACTTAGCTACACAGCAATCTATTAAAGCATATGTAGACGGTAAGGTAGGTACTGTCCCTGCAGACGATATATCTACAGGGGATGCTGCTGTAACTCTTGCTACAAGTGCAGGTAATATTACAATAGATGCTCAAGGTAATGACACCGATATTATTCTTAAAGGAACTGACGGAAGTGCTGATACTACTTTCTTAACTATAGATGGAAGCGCAGCAGGAGAAGCTACATTTAATGCTGGTATTGTTATTGCTGATGCAGGAAACATTGGCAGTGCTTCTGACAAAGATGCGATAGCTATAGCCAGCACAGGTATTGTTACGTTTGCAGAACAACCTAGCTTACCTTACGCAGTAAAGAATTATATCTATAATGGCGATACGAGTTTGTGCCAGAGAGCTACGTCAGTATCAGGAGTAGGCAACGGTGATGCAGGATACCATGTACAAGACAGGTGGCAATTTTATGAAACAGGTGCGCCCAACGCAGTAGTAACCCAAACCAGAACAACTGATGTGCCAAATGGGTTTCAATATTCAATGCAGTTTGATTGCACGACAGCATCGGGGACAGTAGCATCTGGTGATTTGATTTATCTTGCACAAATTTTTGAGGGGCAAGACTTGTATGCTT